GGGATCGTGAGGCAAAGAAAACCCGGCGCTGAGGCCGGGTTCTGTCATCTAACTTAAGTATCAAGCCGCTTTTTGTGAATGATTGATGTGAGCTTCAAAGTCGCGGCGTAGATTTTGAACGCGCTCTACACATCCGCGCATTTCAGCCAAAAGCTTACTAACGGCAGTATAGTCAAACGCTTTAGTCATTTTTTTTCCCCTCGTTTAAATGTAAGGCTCAACATCAAGGGCTGCTATTGCTGCGCACAATGCGTCAGGATCGTCAGCATCGATGGCTTGAGCCAGGTCATTAGCCAGTATAAGTAACTTATCGATGACAGCGATTTCGCTGGTCTTATCTACACGAAAGTATGGGAGCAGAGCATTACATACGTCTCTGAATGTCCGTAATTCTGCGACAACGTTCGAAAAGGTAGGATCTTTCTTACGAAGATCCACCAATGGCGCTACTTTAGCTGTTTTCAGCATTGCACTAATCTCGCCAATCATTGTTCCATGCAGACGATTAAATTCATCAACAGCTCGGTCATGCAAGCTCTTGTTGATTGGCAATACGTTTTGGGTCACTAACTATACTCCTTATATAGGTGTTCGCCAACAGATTTTCAATATGACTTGGGCGATTTCTGAACAATAAGCACGATTTAGCAATGATTAATTGATGTTAAGCACAAATATCTCTACATCGTGCATTTTTAACTATTTATACACATAAAATCTAATAAATGGATATAAACCTTATGATGATTTTTCTCAATCGAATTGAATAATGATCTCTATCACATCACCCAAACGTCTCTTCAGGCCACTGGCTAGCGATAACTTTCCCCACAACGGAACAACTCTCATTGCATGGGATCATTGGGTACTGTGGGTTTAGTGGTTGTAAAAACACCTGACCGCTATCCCTGATCAGTTTCTTGAAGGTAAACTCATCACCACCAAGTCTGGCTATACAGAAATCGCCTGGCTCAACAGCCTGCTCAGGGTCAACCAGAATTAACATCCCGTCAGGAAAGCTGGGCTTGGATCCTGTTGGTGCGGTCATGGAATTACCTTCAACCTCAAGCCAGAATGCAGAGCCACTGGCTTTTTTGGTTGTGCTTACCCATTTCTCCGCATCGCCTTTGGTAAAGGTTCTAAGCTCAGGCGAGAACATCCCGGCCTGAACATGAGAAAAAACAGGGTACTCATACTCACTTCTAAGTGACGGCTGCATACTAACCGCTTCATACATCTCGTAGATTTCTCTGGCGATTGAAGGGCTAAATTCTTCAACGCTAACGTTGAGAATTTTTGCAAGCAATGCGGCGTTATAAGCATTTAATGCATTGATGCCATTAAATAAAGCACCAACGCCTGACTGCCCCATCCCCATCTTGTCTGCGACAGATTCCTGGGATAAGCCAAGTTCATTTTTCTTTTTTTCATAAATAGCTTTAAGGCGACGTGCGTCCTCAAGCTGCTCTTGTGTTAATGGTTTCTTTTTTGCGCTCATACGTTAAATCTATCACCGCAAGGGATAAATATCTAACACCGTGCGTGTTGACTATTTTACCTCTGGCGGTGATAATGGTTGCATGTACTAAGGAGGTTGTATGGAACAACGCATAACCCTGAAAGATTATGCAATGCGCTTTGGGCAAACCAAGACAGCTAAAGATCTCGGCGTATATCAAAGCGCGATCAACAAGGCCATTCATGCAGGCCGAAAGATTTTTTTAACTATAAACGCTGATGGAAGCGTTTATGCGGAAGAGGTAAAGCCCTTCCCGAGTAACAAAAAAACAACAGCATAAATAACCCCGCTCTTACACATTCCAGCCCTGAAAAAGGGCATCAAATTAAACCACACCTATGGTGTATGCATTTATTTGCATACATTCAATCAATTGTTATCTAAGGAAATACTTACATATGCAACTTACAAGTACTCGCAAGAAAGCGAATGCAATTACAAGCAACATCCTGAATCGAATTGCTGTACGTGGTCAGCGAAAGGTTGCCGACGCGTTAGGGGTTAATGAATCGCAAATTTCGCGATGGAAAGACAGCTTCATCCCCAAAATGGGAATGCTTCTGGCTGTTCTTGAATGGGGTGTTGAAGACGAGGAGTTGGCGGAACTGGCTAAGCAAGTAGCCAGAATGCTGACAAAAGAAAAAGCCCCGAAGAACGGCGAATTCTTCGAGGCCTAATGTAGAAAGACTGGATCAATCCACGGGAGTAATTATGACAAAACGTCGTAAGAAATACCAGGAAAAAGAAGAGATTCGACACCCTGATTCACCTGAAGGATTAGTGGTAGCCGCAGCAAATAACAGGGCGTTCGCAGAGCGCCTTGTTGGTGTTTACAGACTAGCCAAAGCAGGAGTGAAACATGGGCGTCGTTAAGTTAGCTGATTACAGGCCTCAACTGGAGGTCGTGGAGCATCGCGTGGCAGATACCGAAGATGGTTTCATGCGCGTTGCTAACGAGATTACCGACAGTCTGCTGATGGCTGATTTAACCGTCCGGCAGCTGAAGGTGATGCTCGCTATCATGCGCAAGACATACGGATTCAATAAGCCGATGGATCGACTCACAAACACGCAGATAGCAGCCATGACAGGTATTCATCACACTCATGTTTGCGCTGCCAAGCGCCAGCTTATTGAGCGTAAATTCCTCATTGCTGATGGCGTGAAAATCGGAGTGAACAAGGTGGTTTCGCAGTGGATTAGCCAGGACAGCTTAACATTAGCTAAAACAGCTAATAAAACATTAGCCAAGTCGGCTAATAGGTATAAGCCAAGTCAGCTAAACACAAAAGACAATATACAAAAGACAATAAATACAAATACCCCCTTACCCCCTAACGGGGGCGGCGATGGGCAGGTTAAACCTGAACGTCGCAAGGCAGAACGAATCGACTACGAATCCTTCCTGAACGCCTACAACACCGAAGTCGGTAACAGACTTCCACACGCTGTTGCGGTCAACGAGAAACGCAAACGCCGCCTGAAGAAAATCATCCCGCAACTAAAAACGCCAAACGTGGACGGTTTCAGAGCGTATGTCAGGGCGTTTGTGCATCAGGCCAAGCCGTTTTACTTCGGAGACAACGACACGGGCTGGACGGCTGATTTTGATTACCTGCTGAGAGAAGATTCGTTAACGGGAGTTCGGGAAGGGAAGTTTGCAGACAGGGGGATTGCATGAGACAGGATATCGAAGCGAGCGTTATCGGTGGCCTGCTGATTGGTGGATTAACACCAACCGCCAGCGACGTTCTGGCAACGCTGGAGCCGGAAGCGTTTTCAATTCCGCTCTACCGGAAAGCCTTCGAGGTTATCCGCAAGCAGGCGCGAAACAGAAATTTAATCGACGCGCTGATGGTTGCCGAGGCGTGCGGAGAGGAGCATTTCACGTCAATCCTGATGACCAGCAAAAACTGCCCGAGTGCCGCAAACCTGAAGGGATATGCCGGAATGGTCGCGGATAACTATCACCGCCGTCTGGTGCTGGAAATCATGGATGAAATGCGTGAACCAATCCAAAGCGGAACCATCGACGCATCGAGTCAGGCGATGGATGAGCTTGTAAAGCGTCTTTCAGCCATCAGAAAGCCCCGTGACGAGGTTAAACCGGTACGCTTAGGGGAAATCATCACTGACTACACCGACACGCTTGACAGGCGTCTGAGGAACGGAGAAGAGTCAGATACCCTGAAGACCGGAATTGAAGAACTTGACGCCATCACCGGAGGGATGAACGCAGAAGACCTAGTGATTATCGCCGCTCGTCCTGGTATGGGGAAAACCGAACTGGCGCTGAAGATTGCCGAAGGCGTGGCAAGCCGCGTTATTCCTGGTTCTGACGTCCGGCGCGGGGTATTGATTTTCTCAATGGAAATGAGCGCATTGCAGATTGCAGAGCGAAGCATTGCCAACGCCGGGAGGATGTCGGTTAGCGTACTGCGAAATCCTGCATCGATGGATGACGAAGGCTGGGCGCGTGTTGCTAACGGCATGAGTCAGCTTGCAGATTTTGATGTATGGGTAGTCGATGCCTCGCGGTTATCGGTCGAAGAAATACGCTCAATCGCAGAACGGCACAAACAGGAAAATCCAAACCTGTCACTCATCATGGCGGATTATCTTGGCCTGATTGAGAAGCCGAAAGCAGACCGCAACGACCTCGCAATTGCTCACATCTCCGGAAGCCTGAAGGCGATGGCGAAAGACCTGAAAACGCCTGTTATCTCCCTGAGTCAGCTTTCGCGCGATGTTGAGAAGCGACCAAACAAACGCCCGACAAACGCAGATTTGCGTGATTCAGGAAGCATTGAACAGGACGCAGACTCAATCATCATGATCTATCGGGAAGCGGTATATGACGAGAACAGTAGCGCCGCGCCATTTGCTGAAATCATCGTGACGAAAAACCGTTTTGGCTCGCTTGGTACGGTTTACCAGCGGTTCTGCAACGGACACTTTGTTGCATGTGACCAGGATGAGGCCAGACAGATTTGCACAGCATCAAATGCACCCGCTGCACGTGGAAGACGATATGCACAAGGGGCTGACGTATGACCATCTACATCACTGAGCTAATAACAGGCCTGCTGGTAATCGCAGGCCTTTTTATTTGGGGGAGAGGGAATTGGAGGCTTTAAGAAATGAGTACGATAGCTGAGCTTGTCAGGGCTAATTTTCGTGAAGAGTTGGTGCGTTGGTATCGGTATCGTTCATCGTCCAGTTTGCCGATTGATGAGTTGTATGAGCATTCACCTGCTGCACGACGCTATCCGCGTGACCGTGTTCTTCGACGGTTGTTCAAACTCAACAATGAGTTTCAGCGCAACAGAATAATCCGGAGTCTGGATTTAAAGTGAAGGAGTGAGCATGAGTCGACGAAGTAGCTTTTTGGGGTTTGTAATATTCCTATTCTGCACTGGTTACATCGTAATCTGGTCAATTTCGAACATTGAACGTGGCGGGGAATATCTCATTGTAATGTTCTTTCCTTTGTTTCTTGGGTGGTACGCCGCAAGGTTGCTGGAAGAATGGGGTTACAGGCATAAAAAATAAAGGAGTGTTCAGTGAAGCAAACCCTTTTTTATTGGATTAAGAGCGAGGGGTAAGTACCGATGGTAAATGCATTTATTTGTAGTTTATTTCTTGTCGCGATTTTTCATGGATTCCTTCTGATGATGAGTTTTGTTCTCTGGAATAATGAATATCGCATATTGGGAGTAGGTTTTGTTTTACGGTTTTCAGTTGTCTGCGCGTTGCTACCGATAATTATGGCGACTATCAAATATTATTGGTAACCCAAAAAATCATCGATGGAGAGTGATATGGACGAATCAAGAAAGCAGTTTGAGGAATACGTTGCCAAAAAATTGAGATTACCATTCGAGATGATAACCGAGGCAAGAAATGGTGATAGGTACTTCGCATTTTCAAGCATGGATATTCGTCACTCCTTAAATGAGTGGTGGACTTTATGGCAGGCATCGCGAGCAGCTATTGAACTGGATATCGACTGGCCAGAATCGAATGACGACTTTTGGAGAGATGGTGAAGAAGGTGCTTATGCGATGGGTTATGAGAATGGGCGTGACAAAACGGTAATTGCAGTAATGAAAGCTATCAGAGCCGCTGGAATTAAAGAGAAGAATTTCGATGAAGCAAACAATCTTCCTCCGAAGTAAGCAACAACAGCAAGCCGCAATCAACGCCATCCTCGCAACACCACTCGATAAAGACAAGCCAGTCACCATCCGCATTACTGACTACAAGCGCAACCTTGACCAGAACGCAAAATTTCACGCGATGGTCGCAGATATCGCTCGTCAAGCTCAATGGTGCGGCAAATGGTTAAAACCAGAACAATGGAAGGTTTTGTTGATCAGCGGTCATGCAGTGGCAACAAAGCAGGAAGCTGATGTTTTGCCCGGGCTTGAAGGCGAATACGTCAACATTCGCGAAAGCAGCGCGCAGATGAGTGTGAAGCGTATGGCAAGTCTTATCGAGTACACAACAGCTTGGGCTATTGGTCAGGGTGTCAGATTTACCGACAGGAGGTACGAATGAGACGACAGCGACGAAGTATCACCGACATCATCTGCGAAAACTGCAAATACCTTCCAACGAAACGCTCCAGAAATAAACGCAAGCCAATTCCAAAAGAATCTGACGTAAAAACCTTCAACTACACGGCTCACCTGTGGGATATCCGGTGGCTAAGACATCGTGCGAGGAAATGACAATGGATTATTCACAGTTAAGTGATTTTGAAATTAACCGAATGGTAGGAGACATAATTTTTAAAGGCCTTTGGGCATGTAAGCCTGAAACATCAGGGAATAACACCAACAAATGGTATTACGGAAATGCCGATGTAAGTCTTGAGCCATTAAACCCTTTGCCTGACTACTGCAATGATCCGAGCGCTTCATGGCCGATTATTGAGAAATACAGGATTTCTATCTTAGACCAGTTAACTGAATGGTGTGTGGATGCAAAAGGCGTAAGCCCAATATTTGATACCAGACCTCTCCGCGCCGCCATGATTGTCTTTCTCCTGATGCAGGAGGCCAATAATGCTTAGCCCATCTCAATCCCTTCAATACCAGAAAGAAAGCGTCGAGCGGGCTTTAACGTGCGCTAACTGCGGTCAGAAGCTGCATGTGCTGGAAGTTCACGTGTGTGAGCACTGCTGCGCAGAACTGATGAGCGATCCGAATAGCTCAATGTACGAGGAAGAAGACGATGAGTGATTACCTGAAATGGTATCTCTGAACCGCCCCGGGAATCCTGGAGACTAAACTCCCTGAGAAAGAGGTAAACAGAATGACTAAAAATACTCGTTTTTCCCCCGAAGTCCGTCAGAGGGCGATTCGTATGGTTCTGG